CAGTTCGCTCAGATTGCCGTCGCCCTCGCAAACATCGGCCAAGCTTTCATCCGACTTGACGTTTCGCTCGAACGAACAGGCGTCAAATTCCAAGAGCTCAGCGTTGAAGCTCAGGCCGCCCTGAACAGTATCAAGGTGACTGCAGCGGGTGTCCAGAGTAATATCAACACCTTAGGCAGCAATATCAAATCTGGCCTCGAGAACGTCGGCAAAGGAGCCGCCGGCATGGTTGGAGGCTTCATCAAGAACATAGGGATCTTCTTTATCCAGATGGCCGCAGTTCAGCTCCTGGTGCTGGGGATCTACGAACTTTTCACAAAGTTCAACAAGCAGCAGCAGAATATATCGGATAAGACGCGCGCTGAACTTGCCGTCAAACGCCTCAGCACGGTCTACGCCGAGCTCGGGGAGAACGCTTCCGCCGCCGCAAAGGCGATGCGTGACTTAGAAAGATCGATACTCTCTAACCGCATATCCGATGTCACAAAGAGCTACGGAGAGCTGACAGAAAAGATCAGAGACATTCAAGAGATGGGGGCGGACAAAAATGCTTTTACACAGACGATGAAGAAAGTAGCTGCCATCATGAACTTTAGCAACTTTGATGTTAAGCCGCAGAATGGAGAAACCTTCGCTGATGCACTGCTGCGTGCACGACGGGCACAGGCTGCTGAACTAAGAAAAGAGCTGGAGAATCTAACAAAAGCGCAGGAACGCACCGATGCAAGCAATAAAGCCACCGAGGACGTCCAACTCCTAGCTAAAGAGCGTCTAGCCCTCGAAGCAGAACTCAAAGAACTGCGGAAGAATATCAACAAAGAGCTCTCTGATCTCGAGTGGTCTGAGAAACAGAAAGTCCTCGGTCTTGAACAGCAGATGAAAGAAGCGCTCTTCGCCAAAGAGCGCACCGAGATGGAGCGCCGCCACCAGCAAGAGAACCAGAATCTCGGGTCCATTGGACAGGGCTTCGCTTCCATCCTCGACGAATACCAAAAAGGCGTGTTTGACGCACAAGTCGAGAGCGAAAAACGTCAATTCGACATGGCCACTCGCCGTGCCGAGCTCGAAAAACAAGTCGACGACTACCGTTATCGCCTGGAGGAACAAACCCTCAAGCTCCGCGCAAAGATGGGCGAAATGAATAAGAAGGTCGTCGACTACGAAAGCGCAGAGCGCATCCGCGCCTCCCGCGAAGTCCTCGCTTACGCCCTCAAGGCCGCCGCCGTACAAGGCGAAGACTTTGTTGTCACTCCTGATGAGAAAACCGCATTCCTCAACGCTGCCGCCCAGCAAGGTGTAAGCGCCGATCGAGTTCTAACACTCCTTAAACTTGGTGCAGGGAGAGCGATGGGGCTGAGCTCTGCATCTAACCCGATGCAAGTAATGTCAGCAATGAAGGAAAATTATCCTGATTTGTTAAACCCCAAGCTGCCTGAAGCTGAATTTATCAATAAGGCAAACACGCTCGCAAAGTCATTCATTGGGCAGTCCCAGGGCGGCACCTTCGCGCACCAGACTTCAATACAAGAACTCGGCACAGGCCGCTGGCGTAAGACCACGCCAACGCCTCCCCCGAAGATGGAGGATCTCTCCTCCTTCCTCAACGTCGATCGCGAGACCTCCCGCATGCGGAGCGCTCTCGAGACGACATTCCGCAAGAACCAGGAGTTCATGCGTGTAATGAATCAGCTGGACTTCGCCCGTCCGATGGAGGAGTTCAAACAGCGCATCAACGACCCCGACCTCTGGCGTGTCCAGAACATCGGCGAGCTCGACGAGCAGATCCGTCAACTCGCCGCTAACACGGAGCTCACCAACAAGTCACTGGCGCAAGGGCAGCTCCCGACCCAGCTCGAGCAGCTCCGATCAAACCTGAACATGATGCTGGACGTCATGCTCGACACCTACGCGAGCAAAGAGCTTCAGCAAATCCGCAACGACAAAACGCTTAAAGATTCCGCGAAACAGCAGTACGAAAAGGCAATCCAAAGTCTCGTTACTAGCGCCCGTCAATTTGATGCGACCACCATGATGCAGGCCGCAGCGGGGTGGCCCGCTCAAGTTCGAGAGGCCCCTCAAGTGGCTCGCCTCCTCGAAGTCCTCAAGTCCTACAAGAAATTCACGGATCAACTTCCTGCTGTTGCCCAGCAGATGAATGCTCTAACAATAGAGCAAGTCAAAAACAACATCTCCGAAGCACGTCGCGCCGCCGCGGACCTGCGCCCCGCCATCACTGAGTCCTTCACCGAGTTCACCGAGCTCCTTCAAAGCCTCATCCCAGGCGGCTACTCCCTGGACAAAGCCAACCTCCGCTCGGGGCTGAACGCTCAGCAATTCGTCACCGGACAGCTGCTCTCCCTCCCGCCCGATGTACTGAGTGATCCCACCAAAGTGCAGGGCGTCTTCACCGAGGGCGAAAAGCTCCGCGCCCAGTACGAAGCTACTAACGCGGCCCTCCACCCCATGCGGGAGGCCCTGGAGGCCTTCAAAACCCGCCTCGACCTCGCCGCTTCCTCTACCGAGATCTTCCTCAGTGCCCACCGGTCCTTCGCGGAAGAACTCCTGGGCGGGGCACAGGATCTGGGCTCTGCAGTCCAGAACTTCGGCGAGACCATCTCACGCGGCTTCGTCAGCAAGTTCCTCGACTACGCCCTGCAGCCCATGCAGGACCAGATGTTCAGCATGTTCAAGGGTGTCTTCGGTGTGCAGGACGCAGAGGAAGCAGCCCGCGCCGCGATCATCACTTCCCAGGAGAACCTGGCCCGGGCGCTGGGGGCCAACACCATCGCCATCGATGCCAACACCCGCTCAAATGGAGCCACCTCCCAGCTCGGTGGCCAGGGCGGCGCCAATCCAACAAGCACCACCAAGATTCCGGTCATCCCCTATTCGAGCAACGCGGAGACGTATCAACAAGCTATGGGGGAGGCCGCCGCTGCCCTAAACGCCCAGGCAACCAGCGCCAAGCAGACTGTCCCCAAAGCCTTCACCTTCGGCACCGCCCTCCAGGGCGCCACTCAGGCCATCGCGGGCATCGCCATGGGCATCGCAGGAGCCCAGCAGATGAGCAAAGGCGGCGGCACCTACGGCACCCTTATGGGTCTGGCCGGCATCTTCGGCGCGTTGGGCTCGATCACCGGCATGTTCGGCACCGGCGGCATCTTCGCCGGAAGCGGGGCTAGTGGCGGGGCAAATCTCGCTCAGGGCATTGATGTCCCCCTTGGTCAAATGCCGATCGGCATGCGTGCCGCCGGCGGCCCCGTTTCCGCGCGCCGCCCCTACATCGTTGGCGAGATCGGCCCCGAGCTCTTCGTCCCCGAAGGCAACGGCACGATCATCCCCAACGACAAGATCGCGTTCACGGGCAGGTCCGGAGCAGGCTCCAGCACCGAGGGCGGCTCCATCTCCAACGCCTTCTCCACTCTCTACGGCGCCTCAATTCCCTTCACCAAGTCCACCGAGCGCGTCATGGCCGAGCGCTCCGAGCGCGAAACCGTCTCCGCCATCAACAATCCCAAGCCCCTCGACGTCCGCTTCGAGTCCCAGGTCATCAACAACGTGACCTACGTCACCGCCGAGCAGCACCAGCGCGGCATGGCCCAAGCCGCCGAACGCGGTCGCGCCTTGACCCTCGAAGCGCTGCAGAACAGTGTCACCTCCCGCCGCAAGGTCGGTATCAACTGATGAGCACCTTCGCCTTCGTCAACTACGCCCGCTTCACCCAGCGCAACGGAGCAGCCACCTCACCGGTGCATGCCTACCAGAACTTCTCAGTGAACCAGCCCCGCATCTACGGCGGCGTGACCTACCAATTCGTCCCCTTCGCCGTCTCCACCGGTGCCGGCAGTAAAGGAGGCGACCGCTCCGAAGCCACCCTCGGTGCCGGCACCAACGCCATCACCGTCAACGTCTTCGCCGAGGCCGTGAACTCCGGCTGGCTTCTCGAACTCAAGACCGTCTCCCTCAACCCCGAGACCTTCGCCGACACCGCCCTGATCCGCACCGAGATCTGGCGCGTCGCCCGCTACGAGATGGACACGGAGAAGATCCTGCTCAAACTCACCTCACCCCTGGACGCCGTCCGCGAGCAGGTGCCCAACCGCTACCTGAACACGCGACTGGTCGGCGCCCTCCCGACCTCGGCAACGTTGGTGGTGAGCTGATGCCGACCTGGATGCGCTGGATCGGCCTCCCCCACGGCTTCGGCGCCCGCCCCGAGGACGGCATCGCCTGCGACTGCTTGCTGATGGTCTGGTCCGTCCTCGGTGAGGCCGGCGTCCACCATCCCCCCTTTGTCCAGGAATGGCTTGACTTGGCCAGGGAGGGGCACTGGCGTGACCTGCAGAAGTTGTGGGATGCCGGCACCCGAATACTCCAGGAACCCCAGCCCTACGCGGTCACGTTGTTCCACAACGGCCCCAACGGCCTGGGCGTCGGCGTGGTGGTCGATGACGGCCTGCTCATGGTCCACCACAAACGCGGCGTCTGCTGGATCCCCCTTGCCGTCATGAAGCGCCTCCCCTACTACGAGTTCGTCTGATGTCCGACCCCCGGATCCTCCCCGCCGACCGCTACCTCGCCTCCCTGCTGGGCATCAGCGACGAGGACTACGCCCTCTTCAAAGCCGAGGTCGAAAAACGCGCCGCCGAAGGCCCGCAGCCCTCGGTGGTTTGTGGGATCGAAGCCGGCACGCTGGCCATCATCTC